TAGTAACAATCAAGTCACGAACTTTGAGTGAAACTCTCGGTGCTTCAATATAATCTTCACCAAAATTTTCAATAACAAACGATGTAATAGCACCGATACCACGTTCATCAGCCACTGGAGTCAATTGAGCACCATCACCAAGAACAGTGTTCACTCTAAGTGATGCACCAGAACCACCAGAAGTTGTAACACCTAATGTTGGTAATCTATCTTGTTTGTAACCTAAACCACCTTTTGGATATCTTGTTATTCCATTAGTTGTATTTGAGAATCTATATTCAGTTTTAATAATTGAACCTGTTGCATTAACAGTAACGTTCGCATTTGCACCTACACCACCAGCAGAGTTGGTAAAGGTGATAATGTCTCCGTTTGCATAACCTGTTCCAGGTGTAACAATTTGAATTGGTCCTAGGATACCGAGACTCGCAAGATAACCTTTTATTTTCAAATTCTCTGTCGTTTGCGGATCAGTTGTGTCGAATAATGAAAGTGCTCTGACCGTTGGAAGTGAGGTGTATCCTCCACCACCATTGTTTAATAAAACGGCATTAATCGGATATGTTGAGAAGCCGGTAAATGTAAATGCATTTGCAAGAGAACAAACTGAGTTTGCTGCCACGTTTGCTGGAAAAAATGGATAAGCGGCCGCTCCGATTTGTGTTGCCGCAAATAGAGATGGACTCATATAGTTTTGCGGAATAAATGCAACATTTATTTCACCGGCAGGATCGATAGCAGAAACGTTTGCAATAGCACCTGAACCTCCGCCACCGGATATTCTAATGAATGTGTTCGGGTCTGTTCTATAACCATATGAACCATCAACAAGTGTGATATCACGGAGAGAACCTGCTGTTGTTTCATAAACAAATGCTGATGCACCAATACCTGTTGGTGTGTTTAGACCACCATAAAAAACTACTGGGTCACCTGAATATGTGTCAGTGCGACCTTTATAAAGTTGGCCACGTTTCGTTGAGTTAATATTAACTGCTGAGATAGAGCCAAGAATTTTAGCTTGTAATGTAGTTGCGCCAACTGTTCCTTCTGCAACAACTTTAGAATCTTTAAAATATAAAGTTTGATTGTTGTTATCTACAACTATAACATCTTCACCTGATTGGAAAAGTCTTTCAATGTTTGAAATGTAAACTTCTGTTCTATTTCCAACAGAAACACTTCTCTCAACGGTAGCAATGGATTTTGAGGTTAAACCAAACAACCTATAGTTTTCAATCGAGAGCCATTGTTCATCATTTGTTGCAAGTCTAAGAGACTTTGAAACATACCATTTACCATCAGATGCTTTGAAAATAACATCACGTGTGAGGAAAATTTCAGCATCGGAATTGTATAAAGCACGGAATAAAAACTGATAAGAAGCTGGTGTACCCTTCCGTGAGTACAGTTCTTTAGCCGCTCTAATCAGTTTACTTTTATCTGCTAGACAATCCGCTGGAAAATTTGGTAAAAATTGATTAACGTAGTAGTCAATAAATTTATTAAAGGTTTCACCTGGTTCTACAAAATTTAAATCTTGGTAATTCAAAAGATTCTGTGTGCCATAGATAGCACCTTCTTTTCCAGAACCTATGTTCTGTTGTTCCATCCATTCATAGTATGCTTGAATAAATGCAACAAACGTTTGATAGTTATCGTCAGACCTGATAAACTCAGGTAACTGATAGGGAACCTTTAACGAGGTTTTTTTGGCGAAATCAGTAGTCATTATGGTATACTAACATTTACTGTGATTGCTTCTGGATCAAAACTATCTGTTGCGATAATTTTATTATATGTAGATGAAACTATTGTCGAGTCTGGCACTACAGAAATTGTAAAACGACCCAAATCATTGTTGATTGTGAGTGGTGAAAAATCGATAAGTGTTACTCTACCAGTTGAATAATCAATTGTTCCCGCATTCGAATCTAAAATAGTTTTAATATTATTCAGATAGAAATAAGTTCTCAAAGTGCCTTCAACACCCTCTAAAACTGGAGCCGCATACGCAAGAGAACCAGAAGTATCACCATCTTGTGGAGTTATTGTTACAAATGCTTCCGTATAATTGTAACCAGGATTTGTAACAATAATGCTATTAACACGGCCGGCTACTAAGACCGCATAGGCCGTTGCATCTTTTCCGTCACCTGTTATTGTAACAGTTGGAATTTTTGTGTAACCAAAACCTTGATTTACGATGTTAATTGTTGCAATACCACCTGTTGTTGTTGGTACTTCTTCAAAATAAATTCCACCTCTTACTCCGGAAACGGATGTGGCATCAGATTCTGAAAAATCTGGTGAACTATTTAAACCAGCATTGTAATAGTTCCTTTGTAGTCGTACACCAAAATCAAAAATGTATGTTGCTCTAGAGTTTAATCTTGGATAAAACTTTTTTTGCAATCTGATTGAACATTCGTTCGTTATTATCGATGAATCGGAAGTTTGAATGTATGAAATTAATTCAGGCAATTTAAAAACTGAATTAAATGTATTGAGTGTGTCAGAAGAAAACTGGTTTATTCTTGATAAAACCTGACTCTTAATTTGTCCACCCGTTAAAGTTGTTTTCTTTGGATCATACAAAACATTTGTTGATATTTTTATATACGTGTAATCTGGATCAACGATAGTTGGTGTGACCGTTAGAACAGAAATAGGCCTAATAACTTCAGTGATTAATCTTTCTTTTTGTGCTGGCGTTAAAGTGTACCCACCCGATGGCTTAACAGCACAGAAGATTTGCCCGTAAACGGGTGGATTGTTTTCTTCTCCACCCCAAACAGATACGGAATCAATTGGTAGATTTGTGGAATTGTTTTGAATTAGGTAAATGTAATCGTCTTTGGTTACCGCACGACCTTGTGCCGCATATGCTTTAGGCGCAGTGTATTTAATTGAATCTATTGTTTCTTTGTCTGAACCTTCTGTTGCAGATGTAATTGAAGACACTACTGTATTCGAGAATCCACCGATACTAGACATAGCGGTGAAAGAGTTTGCACCAAAGGCTGAGGTGCCAGATGTTGTGATATATGTTAGATTGACAATATTTCCGTTTACAAGAGATTTTCCTAATAGCCCGTCACCAAAATATATATTATATTTTCCGTTCATTCCTTCTTCTAAGAAATATACAGTGCTTAATGGTGTTAAATCGATATAATTTGTGGAAAGATTGTAAGTAATTGATGCTGTGTTTGTGGATGATTCTTGTATAGAAACGATTAGTGTGGACGTATCAATGCTGGCGTCTGGTATTTCAAATAACTGTTTTGGATTTGTTGCAGTATTGTATGTGTAACTATATGAAGATGCTATACCTTGTGAAATAACAATGTCTGCAAATGTTGCAGTGTTTGAAGTTACGTTTACTGTTGTTGAGTCTGGTGTAAGGAATGTGTAATTTACATCATCGATGGCTTCTGAAATGAAAGATGTGAACTTTGGAAGTGTGAGTGTAGGTGTTGTTACGCCGTTTACTGTGATATGAACTGTGGCCTTTGGTGCAACTGCTGATTGTGGAATGTAATTTAATAGTTTAGCATGTGAAACGACAGAACCACGCTGAATAGCTGAGTCTAAGAACATTTCATTTGCTACCATGTTTAGATAGTATGCGTTGTATTGTGTATTGTATGCTAACAGGTCAACAAGCACAGAGAGTGCTGAACCATCAAAGTTATAGTCTTTGAGTGTGTCTTGTTGGGATAGAAAAGCCTTTAGACTAGCTTTAATACCACCAAAATCAAGATTCGTAATCTGTAGTCCTGAATTAGCTGTTGCCATTATCGTGTTCTCTCAAGAATTAAATTGATTGCTGTGGGTTGTACATTATTTCCAATAAAAAACTCTATTCCCACACTGTAAGCATTGTTATCTACCTGTTCATCGATGGTGACCTGCACCAATCTAACCCTTGGTTCATGGTTATTGATAGTGGTTTCTATTTCAGTTTTTAAATCTTGTGCTGTTAAAAAGCTGACAGGTTCGAACAACATTTGTTCGATTCTACTACCAATGTTTGGTTGGAATGGTCTTTCATAGTTCTTGGTCAACAAAAGGTAACGCACTGAACGGATTACTGCCATTTCATCATA